ATTTGTACCAACACGACTTAGAGTTTGTATACCAACATTAACAGTCTGAATACCTGCTCTATAACCAGAACCAGTATTACCAATACTAATAGACTTAATAGTACCACCAGCAGCAACAGTAACTGTTCCACCTGCAGCAACTAAAGGTTGATAACCAAATCCTTCACTAGAACCAACAGAAACTATTATTCCTCCTTTAGGAAGATTACCAGCATTTACATCAGATGTAGAACTTCCAGTACCAGTAAATGAAATTGTAGTTACACCAACAGTAGGATCTTCTGTTATTGTAAATTCATTAGTTGCTCCTGAAGTTTGGAAAACATCATTGACAAGAACAATTGCAGTATCAGTAACAATTCCTGAAATATTAGAACCATCAGATTCTAAAGTAAATTCAGATTTTTGTCCGTTAAACTGAGCAGAAATACTATCAAAAATATAGTTTCTCCAATATGGTTCATTTGCAGTATCTGGAACACCAGAACGCATAAATGTTCTTCCTTCAAAACTAGATCCAGTTGCAATTCCTACCCAATCTCTTGAATCAGGTGGATTTGTAGCAGTGCTTAATGGAACATTACCATAAGGTGCTTCTACAAAGTTTATTGTATTATCAACAATATTATAATTACCTTCTAACTTTAATAAGATTATCATTTCCTGCAGAACCAATAGCATCAATTCTTAATATTTCATTACCAATCTTAATTAAATCACCACCATAGAATGATGTAATTCCAGCAAATTCAATATTATCATCAGTAGTGAATACTTGATCTGCTAGATGAGTAGTTACAGAAGTTGAAACGATAGGAGATTGAAGAATATTATCTATTGATATTAGTGCTTTTTTATTCTGATTAACAGCATTGAAACAGTGAGAAGTTCCAATACCTACACTTGTGATATCAACCACCTCTGGGACGGTCTGAAGTGCCTTAGAAGCACTCTCTGCAAGCTTAATGGTTTCATCATCAATCTTAACTGCATATACAGTACTTGGCAATAAAGTAGTTGTACCAACTCCAGCAAATCCATCAGTACTAGCAATGCCAAGTGCCATAGTATATCCAGTACCAGGATTTGTATAGACAAGTTCCTCACCAGTAACAAAGAAGTGATTTGGAAGATTAATACTATTATTTGTAGTATTAACTATACCTACACTACTACCATCAAATGGTTTTCTGAAAATTGGATCAGTTTTGTGAGATAATCCAAATGCTCTTAATACAGCACTTTCTGTTCCTGTATAGTCTCCAAATCCACTTTCAATAACACCATTATTAAAGTCTATTGTATCTTTAGTATCATCTTGTATTCTTACAGCATTCATATACACATTAACTTGTGCATTGATACTTGCTACAGGAGTATAAAGTAAGGAAACAGTACCTGCAGAAGATACTTTAGATCCAAATGTTCCTAGACCTGTTGGAGAAACTCCAGAAGCAACATTACCCCAATCTACATCAAATGTTTCTGCTGTTGAACCTGATACAAAATCAGTAAGTACAGCAAATTCAAACATTTCATAAACTTGATTTGTTGTATCAGTAACCTGAACAGTTCCATAAGCACCTTCATATTCATTAGGCCATGAACCAACAGTAGTTATTCCAGGTGAAGATGAAGATTCTATTTCAGTTGTTCTATTTTCTATTCTTGCATGTTTAAGATCAACCGTTCCAATACCAGTATAAGCAGAATCTGCCATACCAACAAGAATAGTGTTAATAACACCAGTTGTTCCTATACCAACACTAGCATTAGCAATAAAATCAACCTTTAATTCTGTCCCATCAATATAACCACGGTAAGTTCCCAAACCACCAATTGCTTCTGGTTGAGCAACTGTAGTCATTCTTCCATATTCCATTATATCAACTTCATCACCATTATGGATGATATTCAGTTGATTAAACTCATGCTCCTTACCACTAATATCAGGATTGATATTAATCATAATCTTGGCAGATCTGAAAGTACTTGCAATACCTACAATTGTAGTTGTTCCAGTTCCAGTTCCTATTGTAACACTTTCAGAATCAACTATTGATCTACCAATAATAGTACTACCAGTACTTAATAGATTATCATCCAGATTATAAGAAATACTACCAACCCAGTAATCATTTACAGAATATTTGACTGGATAGAAGTTCAATAATCCTTCACTACCAGAAATAGCAAAATCAAAATCTCCTTGATCATAAACTGATTCGACTCTACCATACTGGTTAATATATCCAAGATTATCATCATGAATAATATCAACAATCATTAATTGTCTTTGAGCACCAAATCTCTTATCTCTTAATAATGTAATATATTTTAATGCTCTCCTTTCAGATAATGTCCACCTATTAACAGTACTAAATCTAGTAGCTCTTGGATTACTATTAAATGTTCCACTAAAGTCATCTATAGAAACAACTCTGTTCCCAACAGATTCTGAATAATCTTGCAATATTCTACTTGAAAAAGTTATTTCAGTAGAAACAGAATCACTTTCATTAACTTGTAATGCATTCTCAGATACTAAATCAAAGTCATATACACAATTTAAATCACCAATACCATATAAATCATTTACTGCAGAAACATCTGACAATTCTGTAGATAATCCAACCCTAGTAAAAGCGGTTGATTCTAATTGATAATCAGAAAACTTCTTAAATCCCAATGTGTGGTTTAAAGAAGAAACAGGATCATTCCATGTTTCATAATCAACCCTAGAACTTAATGAATAAGAAAGATTTTGATAATAATCACTATCTTGAACTTTTTGTAAATTATTATTAAGATATCCAGAATCAGTTTCCCATCCCTTCTCTACTCTAGAGGTTGCATTTAATTTAATATAAGAATCAAAGGTTTTTATAGATGAAGCAAGTCCTTGAGTACCAGAACTCAATCCCTTTAAGATATCATTAGATATAAATCCATCAGTATTAGTAACTCTCAAAATACCAGTATTTGGATTCCAATTTTGAACAGTTCCTCTAGTACTACTAATTGATCCTTCAACAGTTTCACCTTTAGCAAAATCATTAGGTTTCAATTTAATATCAAAAGTTGGCATAAACTTCTCAGGAACAATTCTTGCAGAAGAATTAACAAAATCAAATGTTCCTGCAGAAAGACCAGGAGCCAATCCAGTAAAGTAATCTGAAAGATTATATGTTACTGTTCCAATACCACCATAGTTTTGATCAACTGCTGTTATAGTAAAGAGTTTGTAATCATAATCTGCAGAATTATACCCTCTTGCAGTAGTACCAACTCCTACACCCACTCCCTCAACAAATACTTTATCTCCAACTGCAATTGGGAACGTATCAGCAGTACTAAACCCAACAGATAATTGTACTGTTACATCATAATTTTCAGTATTAAATCCAACCGTAGCAATTCCAACACCATTACTATTCCTATCGGTAATAATTTTAGCGGGTGAGTTACTAATACCTTTAGTATTCTTAAGAATTTCTACTTTAGGATTTCCTAATGTATATTTTAGATCAGCATCTAAAACTGGTTTATCTGTTTTTCCATCAATAAGAATTAACTCAGGAGAAGAAACATATCCTCTTCCAAAAGAAGTTATTCCAATAGATTCGATAGACATTAAGGCATCTATCTTAATAATTTGAGGTAAAGCAGCATCTGGTTTAAGTGTAGTGTCAGATGGGAAATCATATCCAATATCTTTAACCTTTAATTTTTTAACTTTTCCTATTGAAGTACTCAATGCTTCAATAATTGCACCAGAACCAACTTCACTATTAATTGTAGAAATACCAGGAAGACTATAATAATTTCTACCATTATCTCCTATTTCAAAATTAGCAATAGCACCATATGCAGTTGGACTATCAGTTTCATAAGATATAAAAGAAGTCGTTCCATAAGAAAGTCTTTCTGGAATTTCTTTAAGAGTATAACTAAATTGATTTGTAGCACCTATTGTAACGCGTTGCTTTCCACTATAATCACTATCAGAAAGTTGTATTTCATTTCCAGATAAAATTTCACTATCTACTACTATCTCTTCTTTAACAGTAGGTAAAGTACTTTCAAGAACAGGATCTAATTTATAATAAAGCGTTTCTGGAATATCTTTAGTAACAGATAAAGTAACTTTAGCATCAGTTGATACTCCAGTAGTACCATTTCTTGTAACATTAAATGTTTCAGATAATGGAGAAGTATTCCACTGTTTTGTTAAATTCTTATCACTATAAAAATTTAATTCAAATGCTGGATAATTTGTAGATTGAGCAACATATCCCAAAGAAGCATCAGAAAGATCAAATTCAACATTAGAATCTTTATATACTTTTATAGGAGGAGAAATTGGATTTATTGTTCCTGATGAAGCACTGGTAATACCTACCACATATGGTTTTGCTTCTTTAGAATCATAATCAGTTTGTGCTAATTTAAAACTATCACTATCAATTTTTACAATATAATAAATTCCATTATCATCTAAACCTCCTGCAGGAGTAGATGCTGTATGGATAATTTTATCTCCAGTATTATATCCATGATCATTAATTGTAAATGAATTTGCGGTAGTATTAACACCTGATGCAGTGAATGATTTTGGATCAACTATAAGTCTTCTATTATAATCATTATACTTAACAGTTATTGTAGTTGTAAGACCAGATACTACATTCATATAAACATTTTCATAATTTAATAAACCATGAGTTTCTCCAGTCGAAACTGTAGCAGTTGTTCTACGAATCTCTCCAGTAATTACATCATAATTTGTTTTAAAGCTATGATAAACTCCAGTACCCAATCCAGAGAAGAATACTGTTGTACTACCTCTCTGTGTGCTTGCAATGCCCACAAAAGTACCTGTACTACCTAAACCAACCTTAACGGTGGATATACCTATCAAATCTTCTGTAATAACTCCAGCATAAAGTGTTTGACCATCTGTAAATGTTGATATACCTGTATCAACAGCATCTGATCCATCCCACCTAATATTAAGACCCTCTCCTTGATTAGGAGAATATGTCAATTTATCACCAGTCTTCAATCCATGATCAGGAAGATAAATTGCTTTTGTTTGAATAAATTTTTGAGTTATTCCAATTCCAGGATTACTAAATGCAATTGTAGTTCCAATACCAACTCCAGATCTTGTACCTAAACCAACTGAATCAGCAGGATTAAAATAAATTTGATTATTTACTCTATATTCATATTCAGAAGTAAATCCAGAGTTAATAGTAAGTCTTCTAGGATCTTCAAGAATTTCAGAAGTTATTGTATGAGAAACTCCCGTAACTCCATTAGCAGCTCTAAGAACTCTAATTCTAGAAAGAATAGGTTCTACATTTAATAATTTTACTGTTTCCGTCCCAATTCCAAGAAGATCGTTAGATTGAAGTTTTGATAAATCTCCACGAACATTAATATGAGTTACTATACCTGTAGCTCCATCAGTTCCAATAGCAACAGCAGTAGTTCCTAATCCAACTACATTAAGTTTGGTAGAAGTAATTCCAGCATTATAAACACCACCTATTTCAGAAGAAGTTGTAGATAATCCAGTAACCGTAATAATATCACGATTGACCCATTGATGAGGTTCTGTAGAAACAATACTATAAATTCCTTTTTGACTTGAAGGATAAATTTCTACGTTTGTTATACTACTAGTAGCAGCACTTACACTACTTACTGGTTTACCAAGAAGTCTTGAAACTTTAGCAGCAGCATCTCTTCCCTTAGTATTTGCATTATTAAATACTACTTTGTCACCAATTTTATAATTCTTACCACCAGTTTCAATTCCAATACTATTAACAAATCCTGGTTCAGTTCCAATAACATCTATAGTTTGTGATAAGTTATTAGGAAGTGGCATATATGGATAATATACCTTATCATCATAAATCAAATTATAAGGAGTAGTATTTCTACACCACTTACTACCATCTAAATTATAATCATCTTGATTTGAAGAAACTAAGAAATTAAAATCATTAGGAGTAGAATAATAATTTTTACCTACCAAATATGGAAATACTGGTAACTTATAAGTATTAAACTGCCCTCCTTGTTCTGCACCAGAATCATCAATTGTTGCAAAATAAGCATAAGTTCCACTTGGGAATTGTGGAGTTACACAAAATCTTCCATTATTTTCATCCAGAACAGTTTCATCAGTTACTTTTTTATATGTAAAGTCATCCGTAAAAAATCCTGCAGGAAAAATACTTAAAGGTGGTCTATTTTCCTTAATCGAAGCTTCTTCAATATACCCAGATTTCATCTGAGTTACTGTACCACCTGCTTTTTTAATATAACCATAAGGACCATAAATTGGATTGCCATCATATGCCCACCCAATGATAGGTGAATGATTATCTGATGGAACTTCCTGTCCATTAACCTTTTTTAAATCTGGCTCACCATATAAAGATTTACCTTCTTGATTTGTAGAATAAACAGTTTGTCTTAATTTTCTAGGAGCATATAAATGGTTATACTGCAATCCAATATTACCATCTTTTATAATTCCATCATCATCAGTAATTTGTTCAGTTTGATAATATTTTTCAAATAAATTAACATTCCATTTTTGAATATTAGAACGAGTTTTGCAATCTGTTCCTGAATTTATAACATCTATAGATGTATTATCTTTAGAATATCCAGATCCTTTATGAATTACATTAACACTCTCCAAAATATAATTGATAGTTGTTCCAATACCAACAGAAGAAGCATTTCCATTAAGATCAACTACTTTTAAAATAGGTGTTATAACTGCTCCCAACCCATCACCATTTATTTGTAGATTTGGAGGTGAATTATAATCAGTACCTTTATTCTCTACAATAACTTCAATAATTTGACCACCACTAACAACAGGAGTAAGTTGTGCATTAGATCCAGATAATAAAGTTACTTCTGGTTCTCTAATAAAATTAATAATTTCAGACGCCCCATATCCAACTCCATTATTTGATAAATGAATAGATGTTATCTCTCCACGAATTATTGGTTGAACTTTAAGTTCAAATGTATCTGATCCAACAGAAGAAATACCAACATCTCCACTAATACTTACACTAATATCTTGATAATTAAAAGTATGAGTTCCTACACCAATATTAGTAAGAGGTCTATATTGCTTAGTTTTATAATAAAAATCACTATTTGTGGTTCCTACACCAACACTTGATAATTTAAATCTATCATCATCTACTTTGGTAACATAAAAATCAGTAGAAGTAGTAAGTCCTGCTATAGGTGTTCCATCACAGGTATAAGTTACAATTTCTCCAGATTGGTAATCATGATTTTCGATTTTTATTAAATTTAAAGATGTGTTTATACCTGCAGGAACAGCAGTTCTCTTTTTATTTTGATATCCTGTTCCCCCAGAAAGTATATTGATAGATTCAACTACAGATTTCTTCTCAAAAGATTTTATAAATTGCTTTCCAACACCTTTAGAAGTTAATGCGATTGTATTAATTCCAGCAAGAACACCTGCTTCATCTTTATGAAGTCTTATTGTAGTTCCACCAGTTCCAACAAGAGCAGCATAATAAGTTGCACTAGTAGTTAATCCACCAATAACATTTTGATTATCAGTAACATATACAACTTTCTCTGCATTTCTAAATTTGTGGTAAGTAGTAAATCCAATTGTAGAAGGTAAAGAAGAATCTGTCTCAAGACCTATTCTAGGAGAATCTGCTTCAAAAGAAACAGAATGCTCTATAGATTCCATATTTACAGAAACAACAGCACCACTTCCATTACCACCAGTAATTTTTAAGGTAGGAGTTTCTTGATAATCAAATCCTGGATCTATAATCCTCATTTCTCTAAGAGATCCAGATACTGCAGTATATCCTGTAGCACCACTACCAACAGAATCTTTAATATGTAAGAATGGTGGATTAATTACATCATAATCTCTTCCACCAGCAAGAACATCTATGTTTTTAAGTTCTCCATAATGAACCTGATCAAATGATTTATAATTTAATATTTCTACACCATTTACCAATATCCCAGTATGTCCAGGAGTAGTTTCATATACAGTCCCTGTATTATCTGGCGGACATACTTCTCTTAATAGTTTTTGTGAAGTTAAGGTCTTATTGTTAAATTTAAATGGTGATATTTTATTATCAGTTACAATACCAACTGAGTTTTGAGAAATAAATTTCTCATTATAAAGATCTGAACCACTTTTTGCAAATTTAACTGTTGTTTCATTTACCCTCTTTACAAAATAAAGACCCTCATCCATCAAAGATGATTTAACAACAAAATTGTCTATAGAAGTTCCACTAGTAGGATCTACATAGGCATCATTAATTATTTGTGGGGTATAATAAATTGCATCACCAGTATAGAATCCATGATCATAAATAGGAACTCCAGATGGACTTGTTGTTGCATTTGTTATAATTTGATATTCGTCACCACTGAAACTTCCACTAAAAACAATCTTTCCATCATTAACACCTAAAGATTGAGCACCATATGTTGGAAGAGAAGGTGATGATATGAGTAATTTATCTGTTCCTTTTTCTTTATATACATTTTGTATATTTGTAGAAAAATCACCCGTTTCTGGAAAATTAATTGCATTTGCTTTTAATATTTGCCTTTCAATCGTATAATTTAACTTAGTATTAATTTCACCCTGACCTTTTATAATAAAACCTCTAGAAGAAGTTAATTGAGTTATATCAGATACTGGTAAATTACGTCCATCACTACCTACCAAAACAGCAACTGATTTATCACCAACTTTAAAGTCATGATCAGTAGTTAATATAATTTCATAAGTCCAATCAGAAGTATCTTTAAGAGTTATGCTATCAACTTGATATACTGGAGAAAGATTATAGAACCATTCTTTTACTTTAAATCCAGTATCTCCTATTCCTAAAGTTTTAATTTTTACAGTATCATCCTTTTCAAAAAGACAATTACTATCTTCATAATTAAGATTATCAATAACTGATGTAATTCTTACTTCAATAGTTTCATCTTGATCAAGAACAGATTTTCCATATGCAAATGTATTAATGCCAATAGTTTCACCACTTAAAATAGTTTTTCCAATTCCACTAAGACCAAAGAATTGAGTTAAACTTTTAGATGTATATGAACTAACACCTACTGTATTATCAATATATTTAAAATATAATTCTCCAGTAGTTCCAAAACCAACTGTAGAGTCAACATCAATAACAGTGAGACCTGCACCAACTTCACCAATTACTCTTGTTCTAGGTGGAGTAATAAAAGTTCCATATGTTGTTCCTTCTACTCTAGAATCTCTATTATATCCAGCATCAACACTTAATTTATAAAATGTAGTTCCTACACTAACATTAATAGATTCAACATGAGTTATTGGAGCATATGCTTTCTCAATACCTTGTCCTTGATATGCATCTTGAAATAAGGTAGACAATTCCAAATTCATTGGATCGCCAGATATTGGCTCTACAACAAAATCATTTGTAATTTTATAATTTGCATTAGATGGTGTAAAAAGAAACTCAGAAGGTCTTATAATTTTTACATCTTCATTATATAAAGCTTTAAATAAAATTTCAAAACCTCTATCTGTTCCCTTACTTAAATAAAAATCTTTTGACTGTTTTATAAAAATATTTTGATCAAGATCTTCAGAAAATTTTCTTTTTTCAAATCCAGGTGTAAGTTGATGTTTTGTTTTAGTTAAAAACTCTGTAAGGAAAAGAGAACTTAAATTTTGTATTTGATCTCCTTTATCATGCTCTTTTGCACTAGTAGATTCAAATACCAATTCTTCAGAATTAGTAGGACTCTTATAAGAAGTAATTCCCGAAAATCCTCTAACACATCCAGTAAAAGCAAAAGTAGTTATTCCAGTATATGTAATAATTTCATCGTTAATTTTTAACAACCCATAAGAATCTGGGAATCCCAAAGTTCCTGTTGGGTTCTTTTGCATATCAACTTGAATTGTATCACTGGTAATGCCTACAGAAGCACCTAACCCAACATATTCAGTAAGTCCAACTTGTTCACTAACTTTTGTATAATCATCAATATTTTGTATTAGATCAATAGGACCACTTTGGTATTCTTGACCTTGATAATATGATTTTAAAAATTCAGAAACTAAAGGGTAATCACTTCTAACATATTGAGGAAGTTGATTCTGAACTATGTTATTAAATTGGATTTTTTTTGTAGACATTTTATAATTTTTCTATCTTAGTAAGTTGAACCTGAAGTTGAAGGAGTAGTAGTGGTGGTAGTAGCACCTCCACCATCTGTAGTAGAATTTCGTCCACCAGAACGAACTAGACTACCATTCGCATAACTTGATGTTGTAATATAATTAGAACCAGATGGATTAAGTCCTGATGCAATTTCATCAACCACGGTTTCAAAGTTACTGTTATTAATATCTAGTTGCAAATAAAGATCCTGTAATCCAATAACATCATTAGAAGAAGGAGATGCTGATATTTCAATAATAGTCTGACCATCTTTAAGCATTCCTGATTGAACATTAACAGGATTTAACGTAACAACTCCATTTTTATAATCAATAGTTCCAACATTTCTTCTCAAAATAGTAGGAGTTGTTGAATCTATCGAAGGAACAGTAAAGAAAAATAATGATCCATTTAATCTATTTGTATTAGGGATATCACCGATATAAACATCATCCATTATTCCTGCAATTCTAAATGCAGATGATTTAATATTATATCCACTCATTTTTTTAATATGGAATTCATTACCAAAACCAATTGAATACTCTGCAAAAGAGTTTAAAACAACTCTTAAATCTCTTCTCATATTAATTGTTGTAATATTAGAAGTAATAGATTCATTGCTATTATCAATAAGTGATAAAAATTTACTATACTTGAATCTAGCACCATACTTATTCATTTCTGTTGATTCTGCATACTTATTAGCATTATTCTGAACAACACTAGAAACAAATGCTGCAGATTCTGCCAAATTTGAGTTATAATATATTTTTGAATCAACTTCAAGGTAAAGATACTTCAAATCGAGTATTTCAGGAACAATTCCTGCTACTGCATACTTCTTTAATTTTAATTTTAACTGTTCTTTGACCAAATTTGGAAGAAAATCACCAGTTCTTGGTTTTATGCTAATAAAAACCTTTCCATACTGAGGTGGAATAAGATCCTCACCTCCAAAAACAGAAATTGACTCGGTTTCTGGATAAATTTTTGCTGGAATTAGTGATTCATAGTCATTTGCGGTAATTGCTCTATTTTGAGAAGCATAAATTCTTGGAGCAAACTTTCTAACCGACTCTACAGACTCAATTGTCTCTCCACCAGAAGCAATTAGTCCAGTTGTAAGTAAAGAAATACCAGTTGTAACATTATAAGTGTTTGCATTACGTGTATATTGAATT